TTTTTAACCCATCATATAAACTATGTTTTGGTTTCCACCCAAGTTCAGTCATTTTAGAATAATCTAATGGACGATTTGGTGTTCCATTTGGGTGAGAGGTGTCCCATTCAATATCTCCGGTGTATCCAACTACACTTGCAATTGTGTTAGCCAAATTTTTAATACTAATATTTTCACCAGAACCAACGTTAATAAGTTCTCCATTTTCAAATTTATCCATTGCAAACAAACAAGCATCTGCAAGGTCATCAGAATATAAAAATTCTCTCATAGGAGTTCCATCACCCCAAAAAGTTACAGTTTTTCCATTTGAGTTATTAAATTTTGTCATCATTGCAGGTATTACATGTCCATTTTCTGGATGAAAATTATCACCAATACCATAAAGATTCGAAGGCATTAAGGAGACTCCTTTAAACCCATATTGCTTGTTATATGCTTGAAGCATTTTAATGCCAGAAATTTTTGCAATTGCATAGGCATCATTCGTAGGTTCAAGATATCCAGTAAGTAAAGACTCTTCCTTTACAGGAACTTCAGCATATTTCGGATAAATGCACACAGAACCTAGGAATAAAAATTTCTTTACACCATACTTCCAAGCATAATGAATTAGATTGGTTTGAATTTGAATATTTTATGTATAAATTCTGCGGAGTAGTGATCATTTGCATAAATGCCACCAACACGAGCCGCAGCGTCAAAAACATATTCTATACATTCTGATTTAAAAAAATCTTCAACTTCATTTTGATTTAAAAGATCGACTTCCAAACGAGATCTTTTAACAATATTTGTATATCCTCTACTTTCAAGAGTCCTAACAATTGCTGAACCTACAAGACCACGATGTCCTGCTACAAAAATTTTAGAGTTCGTATTCATGATACAGTAATTAGTTCTGGATTTGGAAGAGGGAACAATAATTTTTTACCTTTAAACTTTTTATTATTAACAAAAAAGTTTCTAAAATGCCAAGGAAGAATAACAAAAATATCATATTCGTTTAGAACCGAATCTTCATCTTTAATTGGTATCCAAGTTCCAGGTGCATATGCACCGTGTTTATCTGGATTTATATCTCCAATAGATTCTATACAAGTCAAATCCCAAGTTTGAAGGGTAACATTGCCTTTTGTGCTAGCACCAAGAGCTGCTATTTTCAATCCCTGACTTTTAAGATTATCAATTATTTCTAAAAATTTAATCTTACAGTTATTAATCCTTTCTTCAAATTCTCTCCAAGGTTCAACCGTATTTAATCCCAAATCAATCTCTTCTTGCAACAAGCAATTAAGTTTATCTACACATTCTTCATATACGCTATTTTTATTAGCAACGACAAGTGAAATACTTCCACCATTTACATCGTTAAATTCAAAATCAATAACTTTAAGTCCAGATTGATCCATGATATATTTCAACTGCCTCATACCATAATATGAAAGATGCTCATGGCATACTGTGTCAAAGGAATTAACCTTTAACATTTCTGGCATATAACTTTGCTCCAATACCCAGATACCAACCTCAGAATTTAAAATATTATTAACTTCTTTTGCAAACTGGCAAGGATCTTCAAGATCATAAAACATTGAAAATGAAGTAACTAATTTTGCTTTTTCATCATTAAAATAATTTTTATAATTTTTTTCAGAGAAAAAATCTGCAATGTAATCTACATTTGATAAAAAATATTTTGAGAATTTTTTTGACGTTGGATCAATGCTCACCAATCTCAAATTTTTAGGAAAAAATCCAAGAAATGTTCCATCATTGCCAGCGATATCAATTACAATATCGTCGTCATTAAAAGTTAGAAAATTAGAAATTTTTTCATACTTATTTTTTAAATGCTTAACCATGGATCCATTTAAACCAGAACGATATCCATAATCTTCGCCGTACATTGTAGGCAAATCAAAAGTATGCTCTAATTGAACATGACCACATCCACCAGAAGTTTCATCACACTTTACAAGTTTAAGAGGACCTTGATATGCATCTATATCAATTTTTTTAGGAAAAAATCCAGAAAGATATTGATTCCCTAAATCCAAAACTGTATCAAATTTTTCATTTCCACATATTCTACATTTAGTAATTTTATTAATTTTACTGTCCATAAATGCACATGTCCTCAACTAATTGTTTGAATGAAATTTTAGGTTCCCAACCTAGATTTTCCTTTGCCTTAGTGGCATCACCTAATAAAGTCTCTACTTCAGCAGGTCTAAAATATTTAGGATTGACTCGGATAACCTCTTTTCCACTGAATATATCATATCCAATCTCATCCAATCCTTCACCTCTCCATGTAATTTGCATACCAAAATAAGGTGCTGCTGCCTCAACGAACTCGCGCACAGAGTACTGCTGTCCTGTAGCGATTACATAATCATCTGCCTTATCTTGTTGAAGCATTAACCACATCGCCTCTACGAAGTCTCTAGCGTGTCCCCAGTCGCGTTTTGCATTCAGATTCCCGAGATATAATACGTCTTGTTGCCCAACTGAAATAGATGATAATCCGCGAGTGATTTTTCTTGTGACAAAAGTTTCTCCTCTTCTAGGGGATTCGTGATTGAAAAGAATTCCAGAACTTGCGTGTAGTCCATAAGACTCTCTGTAGTTTTTGACGATCCAGTATCCATAAACTTTTGCAACTCCATAAGGTGAGCGAGGATAAAAAGGCGTAGTTTCTTTTTGAGGAATTTCTTGAACCTTACCAAACATCTCTGAAGTAGATGCCTGATATATTCTAGTTTTATTCTCCATACCTAGAAGACGAACTGCCTCAAGAATACGAAGAGTTCCTAATCCATCAGTTTGACCCGTATATTCAGGTATTTCAAAAGAAACCTTAACATGACTCTGAGCACCTAGATTGTAAATCTCATCAGGTTGAACTTGCTGAATGACTCTGACAAGATTAGTAGAATCAGTAAGATCTCCATAGTGAAGTTTAATCTGTTCGTAAATATGATCAATTCTATGAGTATTGATTAACGAAGAACGGCGAATTATACCATGAACTTCATATCCCTTTTTCAGAAGAAGTTCAGCAAGATATGATCCATCTTGACCTGTTATACCTGTTATTAATGCAACTTTCATGTGATAAAGTATTTTGTATCATTATACTAAAAAAGGTAGGTTAATGCAACCTACCTTTATAACTCAGGCTCGCCACTTATTTTTTGTCTAGAAATAAGAAACTAGGCGGGGTTTCCCCATCCACACCAGTCGGCATATTTAACGTCCAATCCGACGAGGACATAAAGGGTCTTTTGACTCCACCACTTATTTTTAATGAAAAATAAGAAACAAAATTAATAATCTCTATTACAAAATATTAATCCAGTGTATTTTAAATATCTAGAATCATCTTTATTAGCAATTTCTCTAATTCTTTTAGTATCTTCTTCTAAAAGATAACAATTATTTTTTTCCATTAATTCGATCCAATATTCAGATGGTTGGCAATTTACATGATGATGTCCACTTTGATTTGGATTTGCATGAGACATACAAATATAATAACCAGATTTTAAAGTATCAATTAAATTTTGAACATATTCTTGAGAAATATGTTCTACGACTTCTTGACAATGCACCAGATCAACTTTAGTTTTAAACGCTCCAGAGTTAATATCCCATTGAATTGTGGGATATATAGATTTTAAAACATTTTCATATAATCCATCTAGTGAAATAGAACGAATATTTTTTTTAAAGAAATATTCAGCACAATGTCCTAGTCCACCACCAACATCAAGCATAGATTTAATGCAAAATCTATCTATTAAATAAGACCACACACCTGGAGCATAAGTATATGGATCACCCTCTACACAATTTCCACCCAAATGCTCATGTTCAATAACTCGAATTCCTTTATAAGTCATATTAATTAAAAAGTTGAATTAGTTTTGGAATTTCAATGGCAGCATAAAAAGCACACAATACAAGAATATCCCAAAACTTATACTTGATTGCAAAAGGAACTACAAAAGCATTTCCAATACACTTTACAAACAATCCAACTTTAGGATCTCCCCATAACAGAACAAAATATCCAGATAAGAGAAGAATGTTACCAATGTATCTTAGTACATCAGACTTTTTCATTAAGCAACTTCAACGGACTCAAGATCACTTTCCAAATATTCCATTAACATTTCATAGTCATCAAGAGGTTCTCCAGAAAAAACAACTCCCTCATTTTGATAATAACGAAAAACCTTTTTATAAAGTTTAGGATTCTTTACATCAAGGTAGATTTCTCCATTAGCAGCAGAGCGAAGAGTGCTAATATCTTTCTTGAATTTTTCGATCAGAGACATTGTTGTGTTTAAATTACTCAGGTATTATAAGAGTTTGACAGTATTTAGTCAAGTGTGCCAGTGAATCAACTGGCAATCGGAATGACAGGATTCGAACCTGCGACATCTCGCTCCCAAAGCGAGTGCTCTACCAAACTGAGCTACATTCCGTATTTTATTATTATAGACTTAAATAGAAAATATGTCAAATTTATACTACATTTACTGTTAATATTCCACCTTTTGACCAATATGTTGGACGAGCAGCTGATTTATTAGTAGCGTTATAAGTATAATAATATAGTAAACTATATCTATCATTAGATAAATTATAAGTTCTATTATTAATTTGACCCCACGTAAAATTATTTGTAACAATATCCGTGTAAAGATCTGAACTCCATAGATCTAAACTATGACCATATTCTCTTCCACCTGCAGTATTCCAATTATACTCTCTCCAAGTAAAATATGGTGCGCCACCCCCATTAGAACTATATATACTCGTAATATAAACTATAAAACCAGGAAAAGCATCATTAAGGATCACTGGTGGTGCAGGAGTAGTATAAAGGGAATAATAACTTAGTAAATTTATAGGAGTACTAAAATTTAAACCCGACATAGATATATTCCATGATTCCCCTTCAGTTACATTACTAATTGCAAATGTTGCTGTTGCCATATTTTATCTTTTATTTTATTTTATTATGTATAAAAGCAATTCCCATAATGGGAACTACAATTATTCCAAATCCACATGCACCTAACCATATTGGACTTTCTGCAAGTGTTTCTACAATATGAAAAATCATCTTCCTCTCCAATTCTTATATTCGTAGTAAAAATATTGGTCTACTTCATCAAGTCCAGATAAAGGGGCATTTACACCCCACTCAGACCATTCCAAACAAAACTGTCTGATATGTATATCATTAGTTGCAGTTTTTACACCAAGCATTCTGGAAAAAGCAGATAACGCAAATCCATACCTCTGTCTAATGTGCGGTTCCATTTCCTTTATAATCCTTTGTATCATAATACCCTCCTCGTGTTCCGAAATAGAGTGTAGACAGTACAAAAGGAATAGAAATAAAAATAAGTGCTTTACCTAACATGGTGCCCACCAAACATATAACGCATTCCGTTCAGGATTTTTGCTCCGAACGATCCGAGATTGCGTGAGTTAAATCTTTCAAATAAGGCAGCAGTAATAACAGGAGCGGGAACCCCCAAGTCCACAGCGGCAGAAACAGTCCAACGACCCTCACCACTGTCGGATACGCCTCCAGAGAACTGTTCAAGGCGACCATCCCTGCGTAGCACATCAGCAGTAAGATCAAGTAACCAACTGCCAACCACGCTACCACGACGCCATAACTCAGCCACTTCAGCAACATCAACATCATAACAATAACTCTCTGGGTCTGCCATAGGGGCAACCTCTGCATCTCCTTCTCTGACATATTTGGCACCTGCGTTTGCATTCTTGATGATATTAAATCCTTCAGCATATGCTTGCATAATGCCATATTCAATACCATTATGGACCATCTTCACAAAATGTCCTGCACCTGGACCACCACAATGCAACCAACCAAACTCAGCGGAAGTTACATCCGAGTCAAACTGAGTCCTTGGGGCAGCGATGATTCCTGGAGCGAGGGCATCAAAAATCTTTGCACAAGTGGCGACTGCAGTATTTCCGCCACCAACCATAAGACAGTATCCACGATCCAAACCGTAGACACCACCGCTAGTACCGCAATCAATATATTCGATACCAAGTTTTGCCAATCGTTCTGCTCTTTTCCGACTGTCTTTAAAATTGCTATTGCCATGATCAATAATAATATCTCCTTCACCACAATATCGTAGTAACTCATTGATTGTTTCCTCCACTGTTTCTGCTGGCACAACCATTTGAAAAATTCCTGGTTGCTTCCTACCATTTTTATTTTGCTTAACTACTTTAACAAGATTTTCAATAGTAGTTGCAATTCCATCCACATATCCCTTTTCAAATGCTTCGTTTGCTTTTGCATAATTCCTCCGATAACCCCATACTTCAATACCAGCTTTCATCATACGGCGAGACATTCCCTCGCCCATTCTTCCAAGACCAATTAATCCTACTTTCATACAACTCCTGGATATGCGTGTGTAAGTCCCCAATAAATGAATAATATAATAGAACCAAAAAGTAAAAATGAAGATATAAAAAGATTACTCATCGTCTTCATCCTCATAAGTTGAAGGTTCTTCAAATAGTTCGTCTATCTTCTGCTGCAAAACTCTCCTTTGGAGTTCTTGTAAATCTTTTTCTGTAATTATTCCCATTAGTTTAAAGTAATTTTAAGAAATGGAAGTAACGGGGGAATAACCCCAATCAACCTTAAAAGTCCCTCAGCAAATAAAGCAAGAACCACCCAACCGACGCACATACTAATGATAGAAGCATTACGGTTGTGTCGTCGTATTGCTGCATCAATCATCTCCTGCACTTCTGTGCGAGTTACATAATCATCGTCAAATGGTTCCATCATTTTTCATCTCCAAGAAACTTTGCCAGAGGATCTCTTCTGGTTTTAACGATTTCTACTGCTCTTT